CCTAAAAAAATCCCCGGAGGGAAAAATGAAGGTGCCTTTAATAGAGACATTGACCCTTACGTACTAAAAGACTGGCTGGTGACCGGTCTCTCCTTTCAAGAAGCTTCAGATGAAGTCATAAAGGGTTGATGTTTCTACTAAAAGTATCTTCATAGTTTTAAGAATTCGCATAGAACTATTTGAAACTTTTATTAAATTGAATAGAACTATATTTAAAAAGCTGGAGGTGTAAAATGTCCGCTCCTAAGGAAGACACCAAACGGCCAAAAAAGATACGAGCTCCTGGAAAAACTTTGGAGACTCGAGAAAATCAACTAATTGCATTATCTGTTGATTTGGCCGAACAGCAACTTTCTGCAGGAACGGCATCATCACAAGTCATAACTCATTTTTTAAAACTTGGTTCCACTAAGGAACGCTTAGAAAAAGAAAAACTCATCGAAGAAAATAAACTTCTTAGAGCTAAAACTAATTCATTGGAATCTGCCAAAAGAATTGAAGAACTTTACGTTAGAGCTATTACAGCTATGCGTAATTATGGTGGACAATCAGATGAAGGAGTTAATGATGACGTTGATGAATAAATCCTTCAGTGAGTTGCGTAAAATTGAGAAATTTGAAGATAGATATTTTTATCTTCGACTCGGAGGTGTTGTCGGTAACGACACATTTGGTTTTGATCGTTATTTAAATCAAATGTTATACACTTCTAATCATTGGTTAAAAACCAGGGACTATGTTATTGTTAGAGATTATGGATGTGACCTAGGTGTAAGAGATTATCCTATACATGGGCGTATTATTGTTCATCATATGAATCCAATCAGTATTGAAGATATTGAAAACGAACGTGATGATATTTTTGACCCTGAATTTTTAATATGTACATCACCTAACACGCATCTAGCAATCCATTATGGGAATAAGGAGCTACTTCCAAAGTTACCAGTAGTTCGCCTACGTAATGATACTTGTCCCTGGTTTTTATTAAAATAAAAAAGAAGGAGTTGAGATGGACAACAATAAATTTAATAATCAACATCGTAATAATAACGATCCTCGTTTCAAAGATCCTAAGAGATTTCATGGTCTAACTGCTGGTATTCAAAGTAATCCAGTGGGTAATGAAAAACCATTCGTCAATCGAGATCTTTCAGAAAATCTGGAAGTAGTTCATGAAGAAACAGAAGCTATAGATTTAAATGGAGTGCTCGATACAACTCCGGATAATTTTGTTAAAAGTCCGGAGACCTTTAACGAATTTACATCTGCTCCTGCTGAGGTTTCTGAGCCTGCAACGTTTAAAGGTTTGGATTTTGCGAACAAAGAAGATCTTACTTTTGTCGTCGTTTCAAATTGTAAAAAAGTAAATTTTCGAAGCAGTAAAACAAAACAAGAAGATAATATTCTTTACGAAGCAGTAGCTGGAACTAAATTTGTTCTCCTCGATGAAGAAGATGAATGGAGTTACGTTCAAGAACTTAATACTTCAAAATTCTTAACTGGTTATATTATGAAAGAGTTTACTGATCGGATCTCAAAATGAGCAGTATTCTCGACACAATAAAAAAAATGTTAGGTGTCGAGACAGACGTTGATGTTTTTGATACCGACATCATAGTGCATATTAATAGTGCGCTAATGACATTGAATCAACTTGGTGTTGGTCCAGCAGATTCTTTCTTTATTTCCGATAACACAGCGGAATGGGACGATTTCTTCGGAACGGTTACCGAACTTGAGTTAGTGAAGTCTTATATTTATTTGAAAGTTAAAATGCTATTTGATACACCAACAAGTTCGACCGTTGTCGAAGCAATGACTCGGCAGATCACCGAATTTGAATGGCGATTAACTGCACAAGTTGAGAAAAATATTATTCCAGTTGAAGAGGTGGTGGATGAGTGAAAAAGAAATAATGCATGTTGGTGTTTTAGGTATGCGTTGGGGCCGAAGAAATGGGTCAACACCAAATCTATCAAGAAGAGATCTTCAAAAAAAAGCATACGAGGCAAAAAGATATACTAAGATTAAGACTACAAAAGCCATCAAACGGATGTCTACAAAGGAACTCAATAAGTATCTTAATAGTCCTCTTATGAATGAAAAAATGGCAAATGTAAAAAGAAATAAAGCAGCAATAACAGCAGGAAAAATAGTAACGGTTGGTATTCTTGCTGGACCATTTGTTTATAGAAAAATAAAAGAATTTGCTCCGCTTATTAAAATTGCCATGGAAAATGCTGCAAACGCAAAAGTTGCCGCCAATATTGCAGGTAAAGTAATTTATGATTCTCATTTTATTTAGAAAGGATAAATAATATGGAAAATGAAATTAAACACGTTGGCGTTTTAGGTATGCGCTGGGGAAGACGTAAAACTTCCGATTCATCTGGAAGTTCTTCCGGAGGAAAACGAAAGGTCCAACAATATAAATCTGGAGAAACAGCGCTTGGTGGCGTCATACGACGTAACCAGGAAAGAGCCAGTATTCGTAGATTTGAAGCTAAGTCTTTAACTAAAAATATGGATGGCCGGAAAGTCAATAAACTTTTTGGTAAAAGAAACATTGCCTCTGCGAAAAAAAAAGTAACGAATTTTCTCATGACCCCAGAGGCATCTAAAGTTAAGTGGACTGATATGTCTAAAAATGAAAAAGGTAAAACTTTAGCTGAGTCTGCTTTACTTGTTGTTGGTGCGGCAACATTATTTGCCATTAGCAGTACCATTCATTAGTAATTATAAAAAAGGAAGGTCCTATGGCAGATGAATTAAAACATGTCGGCATTCTTGGTATGCGTTGGGGCCGAAGAAGGGGATCTAATTCTTCACCACCGACTAGTCGTGAGCATAAGCAACTCAAAAGTGCTCAGAAAAAAAAAGTTAGTCAGTTAAGTAATGAAGAAATTCGTGCTGCAAATACTCGTAAGCAACTTGAAAAACAGTATAAAGACATGAATCCTTCAAAAATTGCGCAAGGCCAAAAAGTAGTTAAGAATATTCTTGGTGCTATTGGCGCGGCAACTCTTGCTGCCACTACAATTATTACTGCTGTCGAAACTGGTAAAAAAGTTTATGCTCAAATCACACCATTAATAAAGAAATAGGTTAATAATGTCTTTATCAAACACAGCAACACCAAGATATTACGGTGAGTTTAGAGATAAAGTGATCCATGGTGAGATACCGGTATGCAAAGAGATATCATTAGAAATGAATCGTATTGATTTACTCATTGCTAATCCAGCAGTTTACTATGATGACAAAGCAGTACAAGGCTTTATCGATTACTGTAATGATGAATTAACATTAACTGATGGTTCTGATTTGGTGTTGTTGGACACATTTAAACTATGGGCCGAACAAATCTACGGATGGTATTATTATGTAGAGCGAAGTATCTATGAACCAAACGCAGATGGACATGGCGGGCATTTTGTTCGCAAGATGGTAAAGAAACGACTCATAAATAAACAGTATTTGATAATTGCGCGTGGCTCCGCTAAATCGATGTATGGTTCGTGCATACAAAATTACTTTTTAAATGTTGACACAGCTACCACACATCAAATCACAACAGCACCAACAATGAAACAAGCTGACGAAGTAATGTCGCCAATAAGAACTTCTATCACGCGTGCGCGCGGTCCACTTTTTAAGTTCTTAACTGAAGGTTCATTACAGAACACAACAGGATCTAGAGCAAACCGTGTGAAGTTGGCATCGACAAAAAAAGGTATTGAAAACTTTCTTACTGGTTCTATTGTCGAGATTCGTCCTATGGCTATCGACAAGCTCCAAGGTCTCAGACCATTTGTTAGTACTGTCGATGAGTGGCTATCTGGTGACATTAGAGAAGATGTTGTTGGCGCAATTGAACAAGGTGCATCTAAACTTGAGGACTATCTAATCATAGCGATGAGTTCAGAAGGCACTGTCCGTAACAGTAGTGGTGATACTATCAAAATGGAATTACTTGACATCTTAAAGGGCGAATACATAAACCCTCATGTCTCCATTTGGTATTACAAGCTCGATGACATACTAGAAATTAATAATCCAGACATGTGGTTGAAAGCAAATCCTAACCTGGGTAAAACTGTCTCTTATGAGACCTACCAATTAGATGTCGAAAGAGCAGAAAACGCTCCAGCAACACGCAATGATATTCTCGCAAAAAGATTTGGGTTACCGATGGAAGGGTATACTTACTTCTTCACTTATGAAGAAACACTTCCACATAAGAAGCGAGATTTCTGGTCTATGCCTTGTGCTCTTGGTCTTGATCTTTCTCAGGGCGACGACTTCTGCGCTTTTACGTTTCTATTTCCTTTAAAGAATGGATCGTTTGGTGTAAAAGTTCGTTGCTATATTTCATCATTAACGTTGATGAAACTTCCCGCAGCAATGCGTATAAAGTATGATCAATTTATGAATGAAGGAAGTCTTCAAGTTCTCGACTGTACAGTTTTAGACATGAGTGAGGTCTATGAAGACCTTGATCAGTTTATTATTGCTGAAGGAATCGATGTTCGCGCTCTTGGTTTTGATCCTTATAATGCTAAAGAGTTTATCGAACGATGGGAAGCTGAGAATGGTCCTTATGGGATTGAGAAAGTTATACAAGGTGCTAGAACAGAGTCTGTTCCTTTAGGTGAATTGAAAACCCTTTCGGAAGAGAGAATGTTATTATTTGATCAGGAATTAATGTCGTTTGCTATGGGAAATGCGGTAACATTAGAAGATACAAATGGTAATCGCAAACTCTTTAAGAAACGATATGACCAAAAAATCGATCCGGTTGCAGCAATGATGGATGCATATATTGCATTCAAAGCTCATAAAGAATCTTTTGAATAAGGAGAATAAGATATGGCATTAACGACGAAAGAAATAGCATGGCTTGATAAATTCTCAAGATATTGGCCTGGTAATTTCCACTTTGGAACTCGATTGCAGGAATTATTTGGCGGAGCTACCAATGAGGGAACAATTGAAGGCACACCAGTTAATGCAGTTAATGCAACTGGTCTCTTAACCCTTACGGATGTAGTAAAAGATGGTGAAACAGTAACCATTAGCAATCCAGCAAAAACTGGAACTAATGTATATGAGTTTCTTGCTGATGTTGCTCAGACAAAAACAGTTTCAACTCACAAAATTGTTAATATCGAGCCGGATACAGTCAAGGCGACAGGCACTTTAACTCTTGCTGTTCAACCAACTGTTGGCGATACCTTAACAATTGGTGCAAATACTTACACTTTTGTTGCTGCTGGAACTGCTGGTGCTGTTGGCGAAGTGTCTGTTGGTGATGATCTCGCTGGTGCAAAACTTGCTTTGGTTGGCGTCATTAATGGTACTGATGGTTTGAATACTTCACATCCTTTAGTATCTGCCTCGGCTTTTGTTGGCGATGTGTGTACGCTTACTGCTTTTGTTGGTGGAACAGGTGGAAATGGAGTATCAACTGTTGAGACTTTCGCCAATGTCGATAATGTATTTGGTGCAGAAACTCTTGGTAGTGGCGCCGATTGTTCAGCAGCTGATGCTATTACAGCATTAGTCGCCGCAATCAATGCTCAAGATACTCAAGAAGTAACTGCTGCTCCTGGTGAAGGAACAACTGTAACTTTAACTGCGGATGTTGCTGGTATCATTGGTAATGATATTAATACTACATCAGTCTTGGCTAATGGTTCCTTTGGAGCCGCTAAGTTATCTGGTGGTATTAATGGTACAGTTGGCTCCCCATCGCAACTGATGATCGATGCCGACTACGTTTATGTTGCCATTGCTGCAAATACAATTTCTGGAAAAAACTGGCGTCGTGTTAGTGTCGGATCTGCATTCTAATTAGGAATTTAGAATACCAACGAAAGGAGGTCCGATAATTATATGCCGGATAGTTTTGGTAAAAGACTTAAGCATGCCTGGAGTGCGTTTAACAATCGAGAGCCCACTTACACTGGCTTCGAAGATCTAGGTCCAAGTAGTAGTAGTCGTCCAGATCGAATTCCACGGTTGAGGGGTAATGAGCGATCAATAAGTTCTGCAATCTATAACAAGATTGCAATCGATGTTGCTTCCTCTAAGATAAGGCACGTTAGAACAGATCAAAATGGAAGTTTTAAGAATGAGATTAAGTCTGATTTAAATTCTTGTCTCTCATTAGAAGCAAATATTGATCAGACTGGTCGTGCCTTTATTCAAGATGTTGTTCTATCTATGTTCGACGAAGGGTGCGTTGCTATTGTCCCTGTTGATACAACAGGCGACCCTGTTCTTTCTGGTAATTTTGACATACAAACAATGAGAACAGGTAAGGTAATAGAGTGGTACCCACGTCATGTTCGTCTCAACGTTTATAATGATCGTACTGGTAAGCGAGAAGACATAGTACTTGCAAAAAAAAGTGTCGCTATTATTGAGAATCCTCTATATGCGGTTATGAATGCACCAAATTCTACCCTTACACGACTTATCAATAAGCTTAATCTTCTAGATGCGATCGATACTCAAAGTGGTTCTGGAAAGTTAGATCTTGTTATTCAACTTCCATATGTAATTAAAACCGCTGCGCGTAAGCAACAAGCAGAAGAACGTCGTAAGGATATTGAAGACCAGTTGACCGGATCCAAGTATGGTATTGCGTACACAGATGGTACAGAACGCATTACCCAATTAAATCGTCCAGTAGAAAACAATCTCATGAAGCAAATTGAGTACCTAACGAGTATGCTTTACAGCCAGTTAGGGCTCACTGAGGCTATCTTTGATGGTACTGCTGACGAGGAAGCATTGCTTAATTATTTTAATCGAACGATTGAGCCTATTTTATCCGCTATCGCAGATGGAATGACAAGAATATTTATAACCAAAACGGCTCGAACTCAAGGTCAAATAATTAAGGCATTTAAAGATCCGTTCAAATATGTTCCTGTTAGTGAATTGGCAACCATGGTTGATGGTTTTACTCGCAATGCGGTTCTATCTTCGAACGAATTCCGTTCTGTTATCGAATTCCCTCCTAGCGAAGAACCGGATGCTAATAAATTGAGTAACAAAAATCTAAATCAACCAACTAATCAAATAGCGAATAATCAAAAAATAGCGAATAATCAAAAAATAACGAAACAAACAAAAATGTTACGAAAGGAGCAATAACAAATGGGTCAAAAGAAAGTAGCCCCCAAGTCCGATTTTAGTGGTTATGCCACTAAAAATGGTATCAAATGCAAAGATGGCCGCACAATTATGAGAGATGCATTTGCTGAATGTGATGGTATAACTGTTCCATTGGTTTGGCAGCATTTACATAATGAACCAAGTAATATATTGGGCCATGCAATTCTTGAAAATCGTGAAGATGGCGTTTATACATATGGTGTCTTTAATGATACCCCAAATGGCCAAAATGCAAAAATTGCAGTGGAACATGGCGACATTAAAGCGTTATCAATTTATGCTAATGAGCTGGTCGAGAAATCAAAATCAGTCATGCATGGCGTAATTCGTGAGGTAAGTTTGGTTATGGCTGGTGCTAATGCTGGGGCATTAATTGAGAATGTCTCAATTGCTCATGGCGATGGAACCGAAACCGATCTCGATGATGAAGTTATCATTTTTACTGGTTTAGCTTTAGAGCACGCTGATACTTCTCCTGCTGATGATTCTAAAACCACAGGAAATGACGAAACCGTGCAAGAAGTATTTGATACTTTATCAGAGAAACAAAAAACGGTTGTTTATGCTCTTATTGCTGAGGTTTCTTCCCAATCAGAAGACGATATGGCACAATCGGAGGATGATGATCCTGACAACACTATTAAACATACAACTGGAGATAAAAATATGAAGCAAAATGTTTTTGACAAAACCGATCCTGAAACAAATTTGGAATCATTGAGCCATGCACAATTTGATTCCATTATTTCTACCGCAAAAGAATGCGGATCTTTTAGAACTTCCTTCTTAGCTCATGCCGTAGATTATGGTATCGAGAATATAGATTATTTGTTCCCTGATGCCAAGACTTTGACCAATTCCCCGGATATGATTCAACGCCGGATGGAATGGGTTACTGTATTTATGAACGGAACGAAACACACGCCATTTTCCCGCATCAAATCAGTTCATGCTGACATTACTGCCGAAGAAGCTCGTGCCAAGGGTTATCTTAAGGGTGGTTTGAAGAAAGACGAAGTTATCACTCTCTTGAAACGTATCACTACTCCTTGGACCGTCTATAAGAAACAGAAATTGGATCGTGATGATATCATCGATATTACCGATTTGGATGTTGTTGCTTGGATGAAGGCGGAAATGCGCGTTATGCTTGATGAGGAACTTGCTCGTGCATGCCTCATTAGCGACGGTCGTGGTGTTGAGGATGATGATAAAATCTCTGAAACTAACATCCGCCCCATCTACAAAGATGCCGATTTGTATGCTCATAAAGTTCGTGTTGATGCTGATGTAGAAGCAGATGAAATCATTGATGCGATTATTCGTGCTCGTAAGGAATACAAGGGCTCCGGTAATCCTGTACTCTTTACCACCGCAGATTTCGTGAATGACATGCTGCTCCTCAAAGATACTTTAGGCCGTCGCATCTACGGTACTCTTGCTGAATTGGAAGCTGCTCTGCGTGTTTCAAAGATTGTTGAAGTTGAAGTGATGGAAGGTGTTACTCGTCAGTCAACCGACACCACTCCCGTTACTTTGAACCTACTTGGCATTCTGGTTAATCTCAATGATTATACCATCGGCGCCGACAAAGGTGGTGGAATCTCGATGTTCGATGACTTCGACATCGATTATAACCAGTACAAGTACCTGTTGGAAACTCGTTGCTGCGGCGCTTTAACTAAGCCTAAATCGGCTTTGGTTATCGAACAGGTTGCTACTGCGGGTTAATACCTAACCCTGGAGGTTCAAAATGGCAATGTTTTATGGTAAAATCGGTTATGCTATAGAAGAAGAAACTGCTCCTGGTGTTTGGGAATCAGTTATTACTGAGAAAAGTTATCGTGGTAACATCGTTCGAAACAACCAACGTTGGCAGCCAAGTGAAAATCTTAATGATGACTTAGTTCTCAATAACCAAATTAGTATTATAGCCGATACATTTGCCCTCCAGAATGTAGGTACAATGCGGTACATTACATGGGCCGGGATTTCTTGGAAAATCACAAATGTTGATATCCAGAGGCCTCGGCTTCTCTTAACAATTGGAGGCGTATATAATGCCAACGCGACTTGAGTTGCAAACTCTTTTAGAGAATATTCTTGGCAGCGATGCTGTTTACTTTCAGCCCCCTTCAACTGTTCAGATGAAATATCCGTGCATTATTTACAAACGTATTAAGATTAATAATACTTTCGCGGATAACACACCATTTATTACTGAGAAGAAATATATGGTCACAGTCATTGACAAAAATCCAGATAGTATTATCCCAGATAAAATAGCGGTATTGCCAAGATGCATTCACGATAGGCAGTACACGGCTAATAATCTTAATCACGATGTATTCAATCTGTTCTTTTAAGGAGAAAATATGGTTCAAAAAATCACGTGGGATGGCACTGGTCAGCGTTTTTATGAGACTGGTGTTGATCATGCTGTTCTATATCCGATCGATGCAAATGGTGCATATCCTATAGGTTACGCGTGGAATGGTATCACTGCAATTACCGAGTCTCCAACTGGAGCCGAAGCCAATCCAAAGTATGCAGATAATCTGAAATATTTGAATCTTCTGTCGGCCGAAGAATTTGGAGCTACGATCGAAGCATTCACTTATCCTGATGAATTCGCTGCTTGTGACGGATCAGAAGAACCTATTGATGGTGTAAAACTCAATCAACAGGCTCGTTCTGCATTTGGACTTTCTTATCGTACCGTTCTTGGTAATGATGTTGATGGTCAAGATCTCGGTTACAAATTGCACCTCATTTATGGTGCTATGGCTGCTCCTTCTGAAAAGGGTTATGCTTCAATCAATGATTCGCCAGAAGCCATCGCTTTCAGTTGGGAAGTGACAACTACTCCAGTTTCAGTTACTGGTTATCGTCCAACTGCTTCTTTGGTTATTGACTCCACAAAAGTCGATGCAACTAAACTTGCAGCCTTCTTGGTCATTCTTTATGGTACTGCTGCAGTTGTTGATCCTGTGACTGCTGCGGTTGAAGGTCGTTTGCCCCTACCTGATGAAGTCATCACTTTGTTGACTCCGTCGGCAGGTTAATAATTAAATATATCTAGGTTGTAAGAGCCTTAGGTCTTTAAAAACTTAAGGCTCTTTATTCTTAAAAGGAGTTCTTAACCATGCTAAAAAAAGTAATTGAATATGTTGATTATGACGACGTACCAAGAAAAGAAACATTCTATTTCAATTTAACAAAAGCAGAATGTGTTGAAATTGAGGCTTCTGCAACTGGAGGAATTGAAAAATATGTTGAAAAGATCGTAGCTTCGGATAATAATAAAGAAATTATGTCATTATTCAAAGAAATTATCCTAAAAGCTTATGGTGAAAAATCACCTGATGGGAAACGGTTTATTAAATCTCAAGAATTACGTGATGCTTTTGCTCAAACGGAAGCATATAGCGTGTTGTTTATGGAATTAGCTGAAAATTCTGGTATGGCTTCTGCTTTTATAAATGGTATTATTCCAAAAGCAGCAACATTACCAGCGCAAGGTTAGTACGAAAAATTCGATAATGGAGACTAGAGAATGTTAAAAATTACTATACCTGATGGTGAAGGATTTAACGAAGAAACAAATGAATTTACCATACTAAAAGGTCACGAAATACAGTTAGAACATTCTCTAGTATCTTTATCGAAATGGGAGTCCGTGTGGAAAAAACCATTCCTCACAAAAAATGACAAATCAACGGAAGAATCTATTGATTATATTCGTTGCATGACCATAACACAAAATGTCGATCCAAAAGTCTACAGTCTAATAACTCAAACAGAAATTGATAAAGTTAAAGATTATATTGCAGACTCAATGACAGCAACCACATTCACTACAGATAACCACAAAATAAATAGAGAAATTATTACCGCAGAAGTCATCTATTATTGGATGATTGCGTTAGATGTTCCATTTGAATGCCAAAAATGGCACTTAAATCGTTTATTAACATTAATCAATGTTTGCAACATTAAAAATCAACCCATAAAAAAGGGAAATAAACAAACGATACTAAATCAACAACGAGAACTTAACAAAACACGAAGAGCACAGTTAAATACTACGGGTTAATTGGAGGTTGATTTATGATCGTAATTAAACATCGTGGAAACTTTAATAATACTGAGAAGTTTTTAAATGGCGCTAAGAAGATTAGATTCGTTAATATCTTGGAAAAGTATGCAAGAGAAGGCGTAAGCGCTCTTTCAGATGCAACACCAATTGACACCAGTTTAACATCTAATTCTTGGGACTTCGAGATTACAGTAACAAAAAATAGGTATGCTATAAATTGGATTAACAGTAACGTTGTCGATGGCGTACCTATCGCTATTATTTTACAATATGGCCATGGTACAAAAAATGGTGGATACGTGCAGGGACGAGATTACATAAATCCTGCTCTTCTTCCTATCCTCGATAAACTATCTGAAAATCTATGGAAGGAGGTAACTAAATTATGACGACTATTGATAATCGTGTTGTTCAAATGGGGTTCGATAACAAAGACTTCGAGAAAAACGTCAGCACAAGTGTTAAATCCCTAGACAATCTTAAAAAAGGACTTAACTTATCCGAATCTGCAAAAAGTCTTAATGACTTATCTGCTGCTGGTCGATCATTTTCTTTGGCCGGGATAGCTGATAGTGTCGGTGCCATCGGCCAACGATTTAGTACTCTTGGTATTATCGGAATGACCATTCTCCAGAATTTAACTAATGCCGCAATGAGATTTGGACAACAGATGCTAAACACCATTGCTCTTGCCCCACTAAAAAAGGGTTTTGAAGAATATGAAATACAAATGAATGCCATTCAAACAGTATTAGCAAACACCAAGAGCAAAGGAACCACGCTTGACGATGTTGGTGCAGCTCTTGACGATCTTAACAGATATGCCGATAAAACTATCTATAACTTTTCAGAAATGACTAGAAATATTGGAACATTTACTGCTGCAGGTACAGATCTAGATACATCAGTAGCAGCAATTAAAGGTATTGCGAACTTAGCAGCAGTATCAGGATCTAATTCTCAGCAAGCAAGTACTGCAATGTATCAATTATCACAAGCCTTAGCTTCTGGTACAGTCAAATTAATGGATTGGAACTCAGTTGTTAATGCAGGTATGGGCGGTCAAGTGTTTCAAGATGCATTAAAAGAGACAGCAAGAACGCATGGTGTAGCTATTGATAATATGATAAAACAAGAAGGTAGTTTCAGAGAAACTTTACAAAAAGGCTGGTTAACTAGTGCAGTTTTAACAGAAACACTTTCTAAATTTACTGGCGATTTAACGGCTGCTGAATTAGAAACAATGGGTTACACAAAAGATCAAATAGCCGGAATTATTGAACTTGGACAAACGGCAAACGATGCTGCAACCAAAGTTAAAACCATTACTCAATTGACTCAAACGTTATCTGAAGCACTACAATCTGGTTGGGCTAAAACCTGGCAGCTTATTATTGGAGACTTTGAAGAAGCTAAAGCTTTCATGACTGAAATCAGTGATATTCTAGGTGCGTTTATTGGTCAATCGTCTGATGCTCGTAATAATCTTTTAGAAGGATGGAAAAAAGTTGGTGGACGTGCAAATGTAATTGAAGCTTTAAGAAACACCTTTAAAGGTTTAATGAGTGTTATCACTCCTATCAGCGAAGCGATCAAAGAAGTTTTCCCGCCACTAACCTATCGGCAACTCCAATCTTTTACTTTAGCAATCCAGCAATTTACAAAGAAGTTAATTATTGGTGAGAAAGCAACAAAAACACTAAAAACAACAGTTAAGGCTATAGCTACAGTATTTCAGATAGCATTCAAATTTGTCAAGGCCCTAGTTGGTGGTTTAGCTCGTCTGTTTGGCGCAATTGGCCCCGTCTCTATTGGTTTTAGTGATGTGATTACTAAAATTAGTGACTGGTTAATAGCCTTACGTGATGCTATTGTCTTACAGGATACTTTCAATAAAGTGATTGATAAGATCGCCATATTCTTAGGTAAAGCAAGAGATGCTATTTCTGGTTTTGCGCTCATTGTGGCTACCAAATTTGGTGAAATCAAAGTTAAATTGCAGGACATGTTCAAGAATATCGACACCAGTGGTTTTACAAAATTCATCGATGCTGTTAAAACTAAATTCCAATCTTTAAATAGAGTTGGTGATATTGTAACTAACATATTTGACGGCATTAAAAAGTTGATCGATTGGTTGTCTCCTTATATCAAGAAAATAGCAGAATTTGTTAGTAATGCATTTTCCAACATTGGCGACATGATATCTACTAATGTCAAGAATACAGATTTTAACACGGTCTTCGATGGTTTGAACGCTGGTCTTTTAGCAGCTCTTGTTATCGCTATATCTAAGTTTCTTAAGAGCGGAACAGATTCATTTAAAGGAATTGCCGATATTCTAGATAGTGTTAAAGGTAGTATTGAAGCTTGGCAAACCGGCATTAAAGCTGATACGTTGATGAAAATAGCAGGTGCAATAGCTATATTGGCAGTTTCTCTTATTGCGTTATCTATGGTTGATTCTACAAAACTTACAATCGCAATGGGGGCCATTACCGCTATGTTTGCTGAACTGCTTGGTTCTATGGCCGTCTTCAATAAAATAAGTGGTGCCGGAATAGGTGAAGTTACTAAGGTATCGGTATTGATGGTAACGTTGTCAATAGCAATTGGTATATTAGCCGGTTCTATATCTCGGTTAGCAAAGCTTGATGCTGGTCAATTAACACAAGGCTTAATTGGTCTTTCTATTCTCATGGCCGAAGTTCTATTATTCTCAAAACTCTTAGCTAGTAATTCTACTGGTGTAATTAAGGGTAGTATGGGATTAATAGCGTTTTCTCTGTCTCTTGGAATATTAAGTAAAGTCGTAGCAAATCTTGGCGCTCTAGATATTGGTGAGTTACAACAAGGACTTGTTACTCTTGGCATTCTCCTGGCTACTCTTTCTGTGTTTATGGCATCATTAGGTGATGGTAAAAACATTATCCTAACTGCTATTAGTCTTACTATCATTTCCGCATCTATGCTTGTATTTGCTAATGTTTTGGGCACCTTAGGGGCTATACCTATTAATGAAATTATTAATGGGTTGGTTGCTATGGCTGGTATATTTACCATTCTTGTAGTATCTATGCAGGCAATGCCTAAAAACATGATCTTAACTAGTATATCTCTCGTTATCGTCGCTGGAGCATTAATATTACTTTCTAAAGCTTTAACAACACTAGGTGGAATGACATGGGATGAAATTGCTCGAGGATTAGTAATGCTTGCTGGATCTTTAGTGATCTTGACAGTTGCTATGTACGCTATGACTGGAGCATTAGCCGGTGCGGCAGCGATGTTAATAATGGCCGCTGCAATAGCCATATTAGCGCCCGCTTTAAAGACTCTTGGTAGTATGTCAATGACTGAGATAGGCAAAAGTTTATTGATGCTTGTCGGTGTCTTTGCTGTTCTGGCAGTAGCCGGAATACTTATGGCCCCATTAGTGCCAATACTTTTAGCTCTTGGTGCTGCGATGTTCTTACTAGGTGTTGGTGCTGTGTCCGTAGGAGTAGGTGTTCTTGCATTTTCTGCAGGATTAGCGGCATTAGCGGTAACCGGTGTTGCTGGAGCGGCAGTATTAGCTTTAGTTGTTACCCAGTTGCTTCAATTAATACCCTTAATCGTTACTAAACTTAGTGAAGCATTTATGCTGTTCTTGCAGGGATTAATCGACTCTATCCCATTAACAATGACACTAGTTGAGACGTTTTTACTTGGTGTAATTGGCGTAATTATCAAGGTTATTCCTAAAATTGTTGAGGCTATATATGTCCTCGTAACCAGTTTATTGGAAGCTCTTGCTAGTTATTTACCAAGAATAGTACAAGCAGGATACGATATTATACTTGCCATACTCAACGGAATCGCCAATAATATAGGTGGTATCATTACTGCTGGCTTTAATATTGTGATTAACTTCCTTAATGCAATAACTAAGAAGTTGCCTGAGGTAATTCGTGCTGGTTGGAAGTTGATAATATCATTTATCGATGGATTAACTGCTTCTGTGGAAGAAAACATGCCAACACTTATGACTTCTACAACTAAACTTGGTATAGCCGTTGTGGAAGGGTTTGCTAAAGGTATTAAAGACAGTGTTCATCTAGCTTTGACAGCTATTGGGGACTTAGCAAAATCGGTTGCTGATGAGTTGAAGAAGGCCCTTAAGATTAACTCGCCTTCAAAAGTAACTATTCCTATGGGATCGTCTATTGACGAGGGTTTGGCAGTTGGTATTGCTGGTAACACCAGCTTTATCACTACCGCAATCAAAGATCTTGTTCCTTTAATCACATCCGGTTTATCAAAGGCAATTGGTGGTGTTGCGTCTATGGTTAATGATACTATAGATTTGAACCCAACAATACGTCCTGTGATGGATTTGAGCGATATTATTGCTGGTAATAAGCAGATTGGTGATTTGTTTGACAATAGTAAGTTAAATGTCTCGACGTCAGCAAATCAGGCATCTATGATCGCTAATGGTCTGTCTACCAATAATGGTCAAAATGGAAGTAATATACCACAAACTACTTCTGGTACTACTGTATCTCTAACACAAATCAATAACTCGCCCGTTGCTTTGTCTCGCTTCGAAATTTACAGACAAACACAAAACCAACTTAGAACTCTGAAAGGATTGGTGAATAACTAATGATCAAATCAATTACTGTTACCAATCATTTGGGTGAGTCTATGGTACTTGAATTGAGGTTCCCGGAGAAATCCGGGTTCCTCGTTTCGGATATAAGTGGACTTGGCCCTGGAAAAGCAATAATAAACACGACTGAGGTATTAACTAAGGACGGATCAACATATAATTCAGCAAAAGCGAATTCAAGAAATATTGTATTCTCTTTAATGTTTTTACCTTATCCAACAATTGAGTCAACTCGACAAAAGTCCTATAAATATTTTCCAATCAAAAAACAAGTTCATTTGTTAGTTGAAACCGATAATCGACTTAGTGTAATTACTGGTTATGTCGAGTCAAATGAACCTAATATTTTCAGTAAAGAAGAAAGTACCCAAATTTCAATTATTTGCCCAGATCCTCACTTTTACTCACAACAAATAAAAGAAACGATATTTTCGGGTATCATTTCAGAATTTGAGTTTCCATTTTCGAATGAATCTTTAACTGAAGATCTTATTGAATTCGGAACCATTGTAAATAAAACAAATGAAAATATTTATTACGATGGTGATTCAGAAATTGGTGTGATGCTGTACATTCATTTTGTTGGCTTGGTTGAAGATATTGAAATCTATAATACTTTAACTAGAGAACAAATGTTGATAAATACTACAGTATTAGCATCAATAATTGGTTCTCCAATAGCCGCAGGAGATAACATTATTATCTCTACAATTAAAGGAAATAAATACATCTATTTTCTACGTGATGGTGAGTTCACTAATATCCTTAATTGTTTGGATCGTAATTCTAATTGGTTCCAGATTACAAAAGGCGATAATCTTTTTGCTTATACCGCCGGAGTTGGAGTGACAAATATGCAATTTAAAGTAACAAATCAGACTGTTTACGAAGGAGTCTAAAATGGAATTAGTTGTGCTTAACACTGATCTTGAACCCATTCATATTTTAGATTCTTTTGGATCTTTAATATGGACAAACAGATATTCAACATATGGCGATTTTGAAATTTTTACGCCATTTGAAACTAGTTTATTAGCCTTTTTACAAGCCGATAATTACTTAACATTATCCGACACGACTATGATAATCGAAGATGTAGAAATTCTTTCCGATCCTGAAGAGGGCAATAAATTAAAGGTTACAGGAAGATCTCTAGAATCAATATTAGATCGAAGAATTGTCTGGGGACAAGTAATTTTAAATGGTAATTTTCAAACTGAGATCGAAAGACTTCTTAACGAGAATGCCATTGATCCAACTGATCCTTATCGAAAAATAAATCGTTTGATTTTTGAGGAATCAGTCGATCCAGCAATTACTAGTTTGGCTGTTTCTGGTCAATATGATGGAGAGTATATCTATGATGTTATCCAAACACTATGTACAGAACGCAACATTGGTTTTAAGATATCATTAACTGAAACCGGAGACTTTTCATTTAAACTATATTCTGGGTCGGATCGTTCATATGAACAAACTGATAATCCATTTGTCATCTTTTCGCATAAATATGATAATCTTGGAAGCACTAACTACAAAGAATCTAAAAAAGATTCTAAGACTACTATTCTTGTAACTGGAGAAGGTGATCCTTTAACTCGGTTAGAGGTGGTAGTTGAAAATTCAGTAGAACCAAAAACAGATCTTGACCGACGTGAGATGTATGATGATGCCAGTGATATTTCACAAACTACTTCTGAAGGAACTCTGTTAGAGGAAGTCTATATTCTTGAATTAACTCAAAGAGGACGTGAAAAGTTATCTGAAAAAGTCATTATTCAGCTATTCGATGGACAAATAGAAGCTACAAGTATGTATGCATATGATGTTGACTTCTTTATGGGCGATATTGTTCAACTTGAAAATGAGTATGGTCTTCAGGGTCGTGCTCAGGTTACAGAACTTATTCGTTTCCAGGATTTATCCGGAGAAAATACGCGTCCGACATTCACACAAATCATTTAAAGAAAGGAATTAATAAGTGGCTATTACCTCTGGTTTCTTCAATTCGCTTAGTGGCGACAGAAAATATAACGCTAGTCAACTATCTTCTTTATTTGATGGTATCATTACTGATGGCGTTTTTATGTCTATCGGGACAGCTTTAGTAGTAACCCCGAATACCGGAATGAATGTTAATGTTGGTATCGGTCGTGCTTGGTTTAACAAGTCATGGCTTGATAACGATTCAGTTGCAATCGTTGCTTTGGATTTATCTGAAGTAGTATTAGATCGTATCGATATTATTGCCGTTGAAATGAATTCTGATGATGCGGTTAGACTAAATACGATTAAGTACATTAAGGGAACTCCTGGAAGCACCCCTAGTGCTCCAACATTAACGAATACTGATTTTATACATCAGTATCCATTGGCACATATTTATGTAGCAGCTAATATCACAGCTGTTACTGCTCCGATGATAACAAATAAAGTCGGTACCGTCGACTGCCCATTTATCACAGGCATTATCGAGTCCATTGACACTGCTACCTTACTTGGGCAACTTGAGGCTGATTTTGAAGTTTGGTTCGACGAAATGAAAGACCAATTATCAACTGATGCTGCTGGTAATCTCCAAGCACAAATTGATGCTCTTCCAACTAAAGCTAGTTCTGAAGAAGTTGCTGCTGGTACGGACGATTTTAAATATATTACGGCAAAAGGTCTTGCTGACAGTGGAGCACTAATCAGTAGTTGGAGTCCAGAAAATATGGCCTCTGAATCTGCATTTCTAGCATTAACAACTGCATATCAAGATTTAGTACCTGCTCCTGTATCTGGCGTATACCGAGTTGACTATATCGAATTATCGAATGAGGACGCTACGGTTGGTACGGATTTCTTCTTTAAACTTGTTAGAAGTGCCACTGACTATACTATTGTACAGATTTTCTTGAATGCTGGAGAACGATTAAAACTTAAGTTTCCATTCAATCTCAGCACAGTCACAAAGATTCAAGCTAAGGTTGGAGCAACTTGTGGTTCGCATGCTGTTGCGGCTTATGGCCCATGGGAAGGTTTGGCTGCTGTTCTTAATTTTACAGGGACGGCTTGGTCTACCCTTCTTACGGCCTCTGCAAAATCGTACCTTGAAGGACTGCTCATTGTCAATAATGAACTAACGACCCAAACAGTTAGTTACCGTGTTATAGATGGTAGTTCTAATGTGAAGATGACCGAGTCAAAGACTTTAAGTCAGGGCTCGGCATGGTTTATTGAACCTGCCATATCACTTCCAATTGGGTATTTGGTACAAGTTAAACAGGGCGCCGCAGATAAAGCGGGATCAGCATATCTCACATATAAGGAGTCATAGCATGGTAAATTATAACTTACTATATTTTGACCGTTCCTGGCTTCTCATTTCGATTTGGGAACTCGCTCTAAATAGAATTACCCGTTTTATTCAAGGTGTATTATCAGGTCTTGTTGATAAAATAAGGCATTTTAACAAAGTCGGAGACTTTATAGTTCCTGCCAAAAGTTTGATGATGCTAGCGTCTACATCGTATTCTAATAGTTCTGGAACACTTTCATGGACGCATACTGTAGATGGTGGAACCGACTGTTTGATTGTTTTTGTAAATTTTGGAAATAATGGTGCTGTTCCAGTAGCAACTTTTGGGGCAGCAAGTCTTGATTGTTCAAATACCTTTATTAATGGAACTACTGCATTTAGAACTGGAGTACTATTTTTAAAGAATCCACCTGCTGGATCAGGAACAATTACAATTACATCAAGCGGTGCAAATTCTGGTAGGGGTTTTGCTACGAATTGGGTCGGCACTCAAGAGGCACCTTTCAGAGGTTATTCTTCCACAGTTGCTGCTCCTGGGGCATCTACCAATCTTACCCCAACGTCGGCTGCGGAGGATGTGATTCTTGACGTTCTTGGAATTAATCAAGTTACAGGAACTCCTGGTTCAGGACAAGTAGCTTTACTTAGTCAATATCCGAGTTCTGGAATTACCATATCTGTATCAAGAAAACCTGGATTAGCTGGAGCAACCCCTATGAGTTGGACTTTTAATTCTGGAGCATACGCTAATCATTTTGCCATAGCCCTTAAAGGTTCTTAACCTCTCTTGAAAGGAGAATAAATGGGAATAAAACTAAATCAGTTTAAGTATCGTATTATTGATGTTAGTCAGTACCAGGGAAAAATCGATTGGGTAAAACTTGCCTCTCGGTGTGAAGGTGTTGTGATCAGGATCGGTTATGGTAATACAATTGATCCTCGCTTCATCGAGAATATCACTCAAGCAGCTAGGATCGCTGGTCTGGATATCTACGTATATTTCTATTCAGACTACTACAGTAATTGGTACTTTAAAGGCACTGCAGCATTTGGAATGTCCGATGCGGAATGGGGCCTAAAACAGGCCAATAACTGTTGGGAATGGATGCAGCCATGGGCATCTCGTATCAAAGCTGTATTTCTTGATATTGAGCCCCTTATGGGCGCAAAACCTGAAGATCTAAAAGCCCTGAATTTGCACAATGAGCAACCATCGATCCACGCTAATCGAATTAATCGAACCTTCTTAGAACGTCTTGATATTCTCAAAATCAAGAACGGTATCTACGCAAGTCTTGGTTGGCTTAGTTGGTTCTGGTCTTGGTTCCGCGATCGTATGCTGTGGGTAGCCTGGTATCCTTTCCGTAGTGCGGACGTTGATGCCGATGACGTAATCTATATGTGCAAGAAAAATGGATGGATAATTCCACCCAGTCTTTGGCAGTTTGCTCAGGACGGAGATCAAGATGATGACGGCGATAGTGACGGCATTACTTGGTTCGGCACACAGAGTTCAGATCTTGATATGAGTGGTTGGATTGGTACAGATGCTCAGTATATCGAGTTGTCTGGTAGGAATAGCGTAATAGTACCTACTCCTGAACCAGAAGAACCTGAAAATGCTCCGGGGCATTATCGTATTACCGCACAACCGTATCTATTTATCCGAGCGAATCCTATTGCTGATGTGACATCGAAGAAACTTGGTCAGTATTATCCTGGCACCGAAGTATTTGTCTCGTTAGTTAATGGCGATTGGGGAATGGTTGCTAATCAAAATCATTTTATTTATCTCGGATTTGCAGAAAAAATTCTAACTGATTAAAGGAGGAAACATAAGATTGTGAGGAGACAAAAAACGAAATGGACGGACTATCAGAAAAGGATATGCTAACCATCATTATAACAATAGTAGGCAGCATATTGGCGTCTTCTGGTTTTTGGCTCTTTATTATTAAAATGCTTGAAAAAAAAGATGTCAAAACCGAAGTATTAATCGGTCTAGCACATGACCGCATTATATTCTTAGGAATGTCATACATCAATCGTGGTTCTATTTCTCGCGATGAATATGAGAATTTGCATGACTATTTATACGCCCCTTATGTAAAAATGGGTGGAAATGGTTGTGCAAAACGAATCATGATGGATGTTGACAAACTTCCAATCAGTTCCGATGGTTGTTGGACAAGTAATAAAAAGGAGAGTAAAATTGATTTTCAATAATAAGCTTTATAACGTTCTAAAATTCATCGCTTTGATCTTTCTTCCTGCATTTGGTGCATTCTACTTCGCTATGGCTGAGATGTATAATCTTCCATATCCTGAGCAAGTAGTGGGCACTCTAGCTGCTGTTGATGCCTTTCTAGGCGTTCTACTTGGTATTAGTACTGCTAACTATAACAAGCAAGTCAGCGCTCGTGGATATATGCTATCCAGTGAAGATGTTCTGCCTCCTACACAAACTGTGACTTTTTATGATGTAATGAAGTGGGTTGCTCAACTTTTGATCCCGGCATTAGCCACTCTATATTTCGCTGTGGCAACCATTTGGCATATTCCATCGCCCGAGTTAGTTGTTGGAACGCTTACCGCTATTGATGCTCTTATAGGAATGTTACTTGGCCTAAGTAGCGCGGCATACAACACAACTGCTCTCAATGCGGCTGGAAAAAATAAGGTCTAACTCGCAAGAATAACGTCTGTTATAATGAAAGATAAATTCTTGAATGGGAGACAGCTAAATGCAAACCACCAAAGAAGTCAAGAGAACTATTACTGATGAGATTGACAGAATTGTCAAAGAACTTGAAGGTATGAAACCAGAGAGTCCTGAATATGAGGCCAAAGTCAAACAACTTAAAGTGTTGTGTGAAGCGAGAAGTTTAAAACCTGATCGCTTACTTAACACTGACGCGTTGATTGCTGGAGGAATTAATATTCTAGGTATCCTGCTGATTCTGAACTTTGAGAAATTGAACGTTATGTCATCAAAGGCGATAGGATTCGTGATGAAGGGTCGTATGTAACTATACGCCTTCCACAAGAAATATGCTTTGAAAAGAGATGCCAATTACATGGTGTCTCTTTTTTCTCCTCGCGGAAAAAACATCCCCTATAATGAAACATAATTCATAAATAGGAGAGATTCTAATGAAAAAAATTATTGCTCTTAACACAAAGATCAGAAACTTTGAATTAAGACCAGGAATACGATTACTTGCAATGGTAGTAGCTTTAATAGCTATTACTATCGGTACTCTTATCACCTTGTACTTAGTCGTAGCTGGAATTTTGCAATAGAGATATTTAAGCATTAACTCAAAAATAAGAATTGGTTCGAAGGTAGAATATTAAGGAAACTTAGTATTCTTCTTTTCTCTCGCAGAAATAACATCTCTTATAATGAAACTAATATAAAAATTTAATCATTTCAAAAGGAGATGTAAAATGGAAGACACAAATTTAAATGACAATGTTCGTGCTGGATTTGCTGTTAGTATAGCACTAGTTGTTCCTATCGTTTTAGGAGCAATAGTAATATCTAACGCAATTCAACAAGTAATTGCCAAGAAAAAAATTGATCTGTTTGTACAAAATCATATCACCGTTGTTGATGGAATTTGCTATGTTAATTCAAAAGAAGAATCTACTGAAAAGTAGATTTCTTTTTTCTCTCGCAGAAATTACAAGGGTTATAATGAAACACATATTAAAAATTCTAATAGGAGAAAATCTGATGAATGAGAAACTTGTTGAATTGAAAAACAAAGCCGTAAGTTTTATTACGAGCGATGCTACAAAACAAACTGCAAAGATGATTGGCGAATACGTCGTCATCGGTGTAATTGGTATTGGAGTAACGCTTGCATGTAGAGCTGCTGGTAAAGCAATCAACGAAGCAATTTTGAACAATCAAGAACCCCCCGCTATTGAATAAATATGGTTAAGACTGAATGTTAAGGAAACTTAGCATTCTTTCTTTGTCTCTTGAAAGGAGAGAAAATGAGTGACCAACCAATTAAAAAAACACAGTTCCAAAAAGCTATTGAAGTAATGGAAAATGCGGATGAGCAACAAAAAATTAATATTGAGTTAAAAAAAGACAACGCCATATTATTTAAATCCATTACTAAACAGATTGCCGAAAATGGCAAATTTGTAGCTGTTATTCGTGAAATCCTTAAAGAAGCTGAAAAGGGTGAGTATATCAAAACCTCATGGCTTGTTGGGAAAATTCGTGAAGTGCTGTCTGACTTACTATTCTCGCAGGATTAACATACCTTATAATGAAAGATATGGTACAGAACCAAACCCTCGGAGAAAATAGTATTCGCAGGGTATATTTTTTATCTCTTGAAAGGAGACAATATGTCACCAAATTCAATACAAAAAGGTGTTAGGGAATTGGGTATGTTGCTCAATAAAAACTCCCCAACGATTCTAACTGGGCTCAGTGTTGCTGGGCTTGTAAGTACGGTTATTCTAGCCGTGCAGGCAACACCAAAAGCAATTGATATTTTGAATGCTCCTGAAAATATGGAATTTGAAACTTGTCCCGGGTCAATACATGTTCCTATTGAAAAAACAAAACAGGAAATCATCAAGTTGACTTGGAAATGTTATATTCCAGCTGCTGCTGTAGGTGCTGCAACAATTGCTTGTATTATTGGAGCTAATTCTATTAGTCTTCGCCGTAATGCGGCTCTCGCAAGCCTCTATACACTCACAGAACGTGCAATGCAGGAATATCAGGCGAAAGTTGTCGAGACAATCGGCAAAAACAAAGAGGAGAAGATCAAGGAACAAATACTCCAAGATAAGATCAACTCTAATCCTTTATCTGGGAATACTATCATATTAACAGGTAAGGGCAATACTCTTTGTTATGATGTTCTCTCAGGACGATATTTCAAGAACGATATCGAAAATATCCGTCGTATTCAGAATGATTTCAACGAGGCACTAATCACTGAGATGTACCGCAGTCTCAATGAATTATATTCTGAGTTGGGTCTTGAAGAGACGAAAACGGGTAGAGATACCGGTTGGGTTCTTGAGCATGGTAAACTTGAGATTATATTCTCGGCTAAGATTGCTGACGATGGAACACCATGCATTGTTATTGATTATCGTAACGGACCAAGGATGATATAATGTACAGCCACATTGTTGTTTTCTTATTATCGCCTTTATATGGTTACCAAAATAAATTAATTATTGAGGGTAGTAATTTTGATGGCTTTAGTGCTTATATTCTTTCAAATAGTACTAAGGTGTGTACTAGCGATATAAGTATTACTTTTAAAACAATCGAGGAGGCTATGTTATCGTTGGACAAATCCTGTTTCAACTGGATAGAAAAGAATAAAATAAGATCCTTCTTCCCATCATATTTAAATGATTTCTTGAATGGAGAAACGGAATGATATCATATGCGGCATTTGAAACTATTTTGGCTCTTTATTCTGCGGATTTTAAATCAATAACAGTAATGATGGTTAAAGGTGTATATACGGTTAGTTTTATTGCTGATGGGAATATCGTATATAGTACCAAAGGACACGCAACGCTTAAAGAGGCAATGACAGCATTATCTGAAAGATGCGAGGAATGGGAACATGATCATTGTATTGTAACGTCCGCAGGTAGTTAAATGAACCTCGATAAATGGTATCGGCTAACAAAAACGTTTGTAATCCTTGCCGCCATATCTGCAATTATTGAATGGTTCGCGTTAATTATTTTTGCTGTGTATCTTATTAGTCAATAAAAGGAGAAAAAATGCCCGAGGGTAAAAAATCACCAAATGTCGATGATATAGCGAAGGCACTTGTAACTTGGTTCTTCATTATGTTAATGGTGACCGCAACTATATTTGTTGCTAAGTTTGTTTGGCTTACGGCTTTTGTTGGGTTTTGTAAATGACATGTCCGAAGAAAATAAAGAATTACTATTGTGGTGTATTATACTGGTTATGATTTTCGCAGTAATCGGTATTTGTGCTCTACTGGCACGTATCTTATTCAACTAATCATATTCACAATAAAAAGGAGATTTACAATGTTTGAAAAAATGAAGAATTGGGTTGTTGAGCACAAGTTGGACGTGATTGAAAGAGGTGCCATGGTTCTCGGCGCCATCGTTGGTGTGGTCGTCGTTGCAGTCTCTATGAGCATCAAAAGCGAAGAGACCGCTGACGAAGATATGATCACTCTTCCCGACTAGTACTATATTTACAGCTTCTTGAAAGGATATTCACCGATGAAATTCAGTCCACTTATAAATGTTTTAGAAGTTGGTCGTGAATTAATGAAACAAATAGCTATCGGATTAGAACAATCATTAATATATGCTAGAAGTTTCTATTCTGGCATTATAGATCCTTCAAAAGAAAAACGTCGTGAAATGTATCATCGTCGTTATGCTCGAAGGAGTAAATAATGGTCGCTATATCCCCAACACATTATCACGTTTCGGCAATCGGTTCTCCGAATCCTATTCCGGCAGAGATTTGTACTGATGAAAAATCAGCAGATCAAGCAATCTTAAAAATGACGGAAATGGTCTTTACTCAGTATGGTATTCGGCCTACAAAAGTAGTGGATGGAATTGTGCATCTCGACGATGGTAGTTATATCCGAAAACGTGGATGCATTGGCCATTGTCCGACTGCGTAACCTCGCAGAAATAACGTCTGCTATAATGAAACTATATTCTAAATAGGAGACTAAATCATGGACAAGATGAAAATTGTTAAATGGATTATTCGTATTGTTGCGCAAGTCGCAGTCGGGCAAGTTATCGATAATGTTCTAGTAATGAATACCCCAGTTGGGCTTAGCACTGTAAAAACAGTGTTAACAAAAACAGGAGGCTTCGTTATTAGTAGCATGGTCGCTGACAAAAGTTCCGATTATGTGATGAACGAAATTAACAGAATGATACCAGAAAAAACAGTTGAAGAACCAAAATCTGAGAAAGAGGAAACCAAATAGAAAATAGAATGAAGTGAGATATCAATAACATGGTATCTTACTTTATCTTTTTCTACGAAAGGATAAATATGGCAGAAATTAGTAATGAGAAATTTCCATCTAACTCGCACATTAGTAAACTCGCTATCTCTGAAGATGGCAGTGTTCCCGCCAAAAATATTCAAAAAATAGCAAATGGACGAGTCATCCAAAAAAGAAAGTCAATCGGCAATACTATCACTCAAACTTTGTTCGGTAATGATGCTCGCGCTGTTGTTCGTTATATCCTACAAGATGTACTTATTCCTGCAGCCAAGAGCACTATACAAGAAATGGTTAGTGGTGGTATTGAGATGCTCTTATTTGGTGAGAGTGGCGGTCGTAATCGCTCCTTGTCCCGAGATCGTAATCGGAGTTATGTAAGCTATAATAACTTCTCTAAAAGCCGTAGCATCAATAGTGATCGATTCTCCTCAAGAAGTGAACAGCCTGTACATTCTCTCCGGCAGAGTAAATATGAGAACATAGTTCTCGAAGATCGCGGAGAGGCTGAGGACGTTATTGAAAATCTCTGTGATCTAATTGATCAATATGGTGTTGCTACTTTGTCTGACTTCTTTGAGCTCGTTGATGTTGACAGTGATTTCTCCGATAATAAATATGGTTGGACGAATCTCTCTCAAGCACGAGTTAATCATGTTCGAGAAGGTTATGTTATTGCCTTCCCTAAAGCTAGACCAGTAGAGTAAATATGAAAAAAGATGAAATCAATTTAACTGGTGGGGTACCAAAAACAAAAAAAGAATTAAAATCTGAAACTCCTCCTGGTTTTCTTGAAGCTGCAAATAGTAAAAACTTAGAGCTTTACAAAGAAGCCCAAATTGCGGAGGAGTGTAAGGACGGAACAATTACTAAAATTGAGTTGGATTTGGCGCTCAAAGAGTTTTCTGATCGTATGATTAAAGAATGGAATGCTCTTATCGAATCCGAGCCTTTTGTTAACTTCCGTTTAGCAGTTGATTCTCTAGTTAAAGCAGCCTTAGAAATATCAAAAGCTGCTGAAAAAATTGATAAGAAGAAGTAACTATGAAAGAATTTCAGGATGACAACCGACGAAAATTGGAAAAAGTTGGTATTTTAATAACCAGTAAGTCTAAAGAATCGGTAAAAAAGAACAAAGCAAGTATTCCCGAACCAGCACCAGTATCAAATGATTTACCTAATGTTTGGGACCTTGTACTCCAAGATATGCAAGCTCGTGATGTTATGGGTTTACAAAAATATAAAACCCATCTACAACCGTTTAATGGACGAGACCCGTTATGGGACGCATATCAAGAAGCTCTAGATTTGGTTGTTTATCTACGCCAAGCAATATTTGAAAAGGAGCAGTACGCTAATCAAATTAAGACTTCTTATGAATCGCGTGTTACAGCGCTTGAAGCAACTAATAACTTAAAAAAAGGAAAAAACAATGGAACTATCTAATGCACAAGGTATTGTCACCAGATCCCTAAGTCGTGGCGGATTACTCGCCAAGAAATACAGTCCCGAAATTCTCATGGGACTTGGGGTTATTGGTATTGTCACAAGTGCTGTTATGGCTTGTAAAGCAACATTGAAACTTGATGAGGTTATGGCTCCATCCGAACAAGAACTGATCAAGGTACACAAGGGCCGTGAAACTTATACCCCAGATGAGTACTCACAAACTGACTACCAGAAAGACCTTGGTCTGTCATATTTGCATCGTGGCCTTGCTCTCTCTAAATTATACGGTCCTGCTGCTCTCATTGGTGTAGCCTCGATCAGTTGTCTCTTGGGTTCCCATGTCATTCTGTCAAAACGTAATATCGCCGTTATGGCCGCTTACAAACTGATTGAAGACAGCTTCAACAAATATCGTGATCGTATCGCTGCTGAATTCGGAACAGACAAAGAACGGAACTTCCGGTTTGGCATTACACAAGAGACTGGCACTGAAACGGTTGTAGATGGTGATGGTAAGAAATCAAAACAGAAAATTACTCATGATCTGGTTGATCCTTCTGCCATAAGTGATTATGCCATTTTCTTCGATGAAAATTCTGTTGAATGGAAACGTGATAACAATCTCAACAAATTCTTCCTCACTTCAACTCAGCAATACTGCACCGATGCACTACGCAGTCGCGGTCATCTCTTCCTTAACGAAGTGTATGATATGCTGGGCGTTCCCCGTACTCAAGCCGGCTCAGTTGTGGGTTGGGTCATGAGTAAAGGTGGCGATGAGTTCGTTGACTTCGGTATATACGAAGTACGGAATGCTGATTTCGTGAACGGCTACGAACGTTCCATCTTGCTTGATTTCAATGTCGACGGTTTGATCTACGATAGAATCTGACTACGCGACGGCCTATCTGCATTTGGATCTGGGCATTTCCTACGAGATATTCAAGATTACCCAGATCTTTATATGTATGATAATGGCGCCGTTGACCCAGAACCAAAAAAACGTACATTAACTGTATATGCAACTATAAAGAATCCAAATGATCCATATTGCGAATCTGTTCATATCCGTCAATTAATTCATAAAAAGGAAGAAAAACATAATGAACTCACAAACTCTTAAGACTGTCAGCTTATATGCTGGTGGTGCTCTCGTCGGTGCTGCAATGGGAGCCATCATTGGTTCCTTGATTGTTGATCAAATCCTGGCTGCTGAAAATGGCCCTGTTCAAGTATTAGAGGAGGAGGCTGCGGAGGAGGAGTCTGAAGATCCCGACTCGCGACCCACACTTCTGAAACGTCCACCAAAAGATCGAAAAATGGTCAAAATTGATTACACCAAATTCACGAAAGATGATAAAGGTGGCCCTGATCAATTAACCGAACTAGTTCAGAAGTATGCGAAGGCCGAAGAGACTGAAGATAGTCTTGATATGTCCCGTCCATACGTTATCTCAATTGAAGACTTCAATGAAGGCGGAGAGAACAATTCAAAGGTAACTTTGACATACTATGATTCTGATGACGTTCTCTGTCAGCCAGATGATACTCCCATTCCGGAAGTTGAGAAACTTATCGGTACGGATTCTCTCACAAAATTTGGTATGAATTCGGACGATGTCGATGTTGTTTATGTTCGTAATACCAATATCTCTGCGGACTTTGAAGTAATTCGTGTGCACTCTTCATATTCACACACAGTCCTCGGTGTTCCTTTAGAAGAGAAGCCTGTCAAGAAAGCGAAAAAACAGGATGAAGATTCCGAAGAATGAAGATCCTTATTTCCTTTGGCTATGCACTCAAGTAAATATATTTGAAGCGGACAGAGGATGGATTAATTTGTTACAAGATTTGCATGCAAGCCCTTTCATCTGGAGTGTTCCAAATGATGATAATCGTTCTGAGGACGGAATACAGCTAAGAGAAACATATGCCAATCTATATCCTGGTTATAATTACTCTTTAGATGGAAATGCTTCCGTACTCGAGATGTTAATCGCTTTGGCTATTCAGATGGACGGAATACTCGGTGATTTAAATGGATGGCCGAAGGTTGCAAATTGGTTTGTCGAACTATTACAAAATCTAGACCTGGAACCATATTACGGGTTTAGGGATGCGGACACCAGGAGACTTAAAAATAGTCAAAAGTTGCACGTATTCTTAGGACGTGAGTATGATTCAAATGGTCGCGGAGGTCTATTTCCGTTAAAACATCCGGAACAGGACCAACGAAAAGTAGAGATTTGGTACCAATTAATGGCTTATTTGAACGAACATTAGCCTAAAAAAGCCCAAATTTCTGTTACACTTTTGTAAAAATGTTACACTTTTTACGAGCAAATTTCTAGTCGATTTTAGAAAATTAGAAAAATGTTACGAAAAAGTGTAACATTGTTACGTTTCCGTAAAAAAAACGTAACAGATTTTTGCCATTATAAGCCCTTTTAAGGCCTTTATTTTGAACATTCCGGTACTATCCTACCGTTAAAAATGACTTGTGTTACGTTGTTACACTTTTTTACCTAAACTAATAATAAGAGAAAAAACAGTATTTATAAAAGTTTTAGAATTGGTAAAAAAACGTAACAGTGTAACAAGTGAATTTATCTCTTGAAAGGAGATTAACCTGTGGACTTTTATCAAGCTAAAGAAAGAAGTACAAAAGGTGGCATTACTGAAGTGTATCCTGACTTTAGAGTTTGCCGTTCCAAAGACCTTATGGTTAGAGGAAAAAGTTTCTATGCTATATGGGATGATGACAAACAACTATGGTCTACAGATGAATATGATGTTCAACGTCTTGTTGATGCCGAACTTATTGAATATCGAGACAAATTAGTGAGTAACTCAAACGATGTGGTTAAAGTTAAGTTAATGAGCGAGTTCTCAACAAATAGTTGGTCTCAATATAGAAACTACTTGGCTCATATTTCTGACAGTTCTCATCAGTTAGATGCTAATCTCGTATTTGCTAATACCGAGGTGAAGAAGAAAGACTATGTCAGTAAGCGTTTACCATATTCTCTTGAGGAAGGGAAATGCGACGCATATGACGAAATAATAAGTACTTTATATGATACCGAAGAAAGAGCAAAATTAGAATGGGCAATAGGTGCTATCGTTGCTGGAGATGGTAAAGATATTCAAAAGTTCTTAGTATTGTATGGCAAAGGTGGATCTGGTAAATCAACAATGCTTAATATCATACAAAAACTATTTATTGGCTATTATACAACATTCGATGCCAAAGCCTTAACATCGTCTACTAGTTCTTTCTCTACCGAAGTATTTAAAGACAATCCATTAATTGCTATTCAACATGATGGTGATCTATCGAAGATTGAAGATAATACAAAACTAAATTCGATCGTCTCTCATGAAGAAATGACAATGAATGAGAAATACAAACCAAGTTATACTGCACGAGCTAACTGTTTCTTATTTATGGCAACTAACAAGCCAGTAAGAATTACAGATGCAAAGTCTGGTATAATTAGGCGTTTGATTGATGTTAGGCCTTCAGGTAGAAGACTGCCAACAAAAAAATATGACGCTTTGATGTCTCGTGTAGAATTTGAGTTAGGTGCAATTGCCTTTAAGTGTTTAAATGTTTATCGCAATATGGGAAAGAATTATTACTCAAATTATAGGCCATTAGATATGATTTTACAAACTGATGTGTTCTATAACTTTGTTGAGAGTAACTATCTTGTGTTTGCTGATCAAACAGGAGTTAGTTTATCTCAAGCATATGAAATGTATAAGACCTATTGCGATGAATCAGAACTTGAATTTAAATTGCCTCGGCACAAATTCAGAGATGAGTTTAAGAACTACTTTGAGAATTTTTCAGAAATGACTCGTCTTGATGGGAAACAAGTTAGAAGTTATTATTCAGGTTTTATAACTTCCAAATTTACATCAGGAGAAAAAGTTGAGGCAGTAGAGGAGCATTCTAGTTGGTTAGTTCTGGATAACACAAAATCCATATTTGATGAACTAGCAGAATCATATCCTGCTCAATATGCCACGTCAAAAGAAACGCCTTACAAAAAATGGAATGATGTTACTACTAAACTTTCAGATATTGATACTTCAAAACTTCATTATGTTTTACTTCCAATAAATCATATAGTGATTGATTTTGATATAAAAGATGATAAAGGAGAGAAGTCACTAGAACTTAATATTGAAGCAGCTAGTAAATGGCCGCCAACCTATGCTGAATATAGCAAAAGTAAAAGTGGTTTGCATCTTCATTATTTCTATGGTGATGATTCTGATAAACTTAGTTCTTTATACTCAGAGGGGATTGAGGTTAAAGTATTTAGAATTGGAGATGTTGGTCCAAGTTCTCTTCGACGTAAGTTGAGTTTTTGTAATAACTTTCCAGTTAGTACTATAAGTACTGGCTTACCTCTAAAAGGAGAAAAGGTGATAAATTTTGATGCAGTAAAGAGTGAAAAAGCACTTCGAGAATTAATACTTAGGAATCTTAACAAAGAAATACATTCAGGAACAAAACCAAGCATAGATTTCATAAGTAAGATTTTACATGATGCTTATGACTCTGGGTTGGCTTTTGATATTTCTGATTTAAGACCTAAGATATTAGCATTTGCCAATAATAGTACACATCAATCAAGCTATTGTGTTAAGCTAGTTAGTCAAATGCCTTTTCAATCAAATGAGTCAAGTAAACCTCCAACAGAGTATAAAGAAGACACCTTAGTCTTTTTTGATGTTGAGGTATTTCCTAATCTCTTCTTGGTAAATTGGAAATATGCTGGTGAAAAAAACAAATGTGTTCGTATGATTAATCCTTCGGCTACCGACATAGAAGAATTACTTAAGTTAAAATTAGTAGGTTTTAATTGTCGTCGCTATGATAATCATATTCTTTATGGTCGTTATATAGGTTATAATAATGATCAGTTATATACGCTTAGTCAGCGAATAATCGGAGAAAGTAAGAATGCATTGTTTGGAGAAGCATATAATATTTCCTATACAGATATTTATGATTTCTCATCCAAGAAGCAGAGTCTTAAGAAATTTCAAATAGAATTGGGCATACATCATCAAGAACTTGGTCTTCCATGGGACCAACCTGTACCTGAGGAAAAATGGCATCTCGTTGCTGAGTATTGTGATAATGATGTTACTTCCACTGAAGCCGTATTTGAAGATCGAAAAGAAGATTTTATAGCAAGACAAATACTAGCCGAGTTAAGTGGACTTACGGTTAATGATACTACACAAATGCACACAGCAAAGATTCTATTCGGTAATGATCCTCGTCCTCAAGAAAAATTCTTATATACTGATCTTAGTATAATGTTTCCCGGTTATACTTATGATGGTGGTAAGAGTAGTTACCGTGGAGAAGATCCCGGAGAAGGTGGTTATGTTTATGCTGAAACAGGAGTCTACGAAAATGTTGCTCTTTTGGATGTTGCGTCGATGCATCCCACTTCAATTGAGATGCTTGATCTTTTTGGGCCATATACTAAAATTTACTCTGAAATTAAACTGGCCAGAATTGCTATCAAGCATAAGGATTATGATTCAGCAAAACAAATGCTCGGTGGAATACTCGCGAAATATCTAGATTCTTCGGAGGAAACAGAATCTTTAGCATATGCCTTAAAGATTATTCTTAATATTGTTTATGGCTTGACGTCGGCCAAATTTCAAAATAAATTTAGAGATCCTCGCAATGTGGATAATATTGTTGCTAAGCGTGGGGCTTTATTTATGATTGATCTCAAACATGCAGTCCAAGATAAGGGTTTTAGACCCATCCATATCAAGACTGATTCTATCAAGATACCAAATGCAACACCTGATATAATCGATTTTGTAATGAAATTTGGAAAACAATATGGGTACACTTTTGAACACGAGGCAACGTATGATCATTTTTGTTTAGTAAATGATGCTGTTTATGTTGCTCGTCGTAAAACATTTGATCATCCAGAAGATGAATGGACTGCTACTGGTGCACAATTTGCTCAACCATATATATTCAAAACCCTCTTCAGTAAAGAAGCAATAGTGTTTTCTGATCTTTGTGAAACTCGTGCAGTTAGTACTGCCTTATATTTGGATATGAATGAAAATCTTGGTCCTGAAGAACATGATTATCATTTCATTGGTAAAGCAGGTCTATTCTGTCCAATAAAAGCTGGATGTGGTGGAGGAGTTCTTCTAAGAGAAAAAGAAGGTAAGTATAATGCGGCATCAGGCAGCAAAGGTTATCGATGGTTAGAAGCAGAAGTAGTTAAAGATCTTGGCAAAGAAAAAGATATAGATATTAATTACTATCGCGAACTAGTCGATGAAGCAATAAAAGATATATCTAAGTTTGTGGACTTTGAATGGTTCACTTCTGATTAACTAATCTTGAAAGGATTAAAAATGGATAAAAATTTTACGGTTAAAAATGCAAAAATTGCTTTTAGAAATTTTTCTGGAAAAGAGGGAAAATTCAATCCCGCTGGTAGACGCAATTTCTGTTTACTTTTAGATGCAGATTTTGCAAAGGTTCTTGTTGAAGATGGTTGGAATGTTAAAACCCTTACGCCAAGAGATCCTGCGGATAGCCCTCAAGATTATCTTCAGGTTTCTGTAAGTTATGCAAATCCACAGTTCATCCCAAAAATGGTGATGATAACTTCTGGTGGAAAAACAATGTTAGAAGAAGATACAATTAGTCTTTTAGATTGGGCAGAGATTGAAAATATAGATCTTGTCATTCGTCCTTATAATTGGGATGTTAACAAAAAGAAAGGCGTAAAAGCCTACGTTAAATCGATGTATATTAGTCTTATTGAAGATGAATTAGAAAAGAAGTATCGAGATGTTCCCGATTCTGCTTCCTCTTCAGAAGAAATAGATGTCGATTAAGTTATTTGAACACCAGCAAACAGCTGTCAACCAGTTAAAGACCGGCTCCATCCTTTGCGGTGGGGTCGGTTCTGGGAAAACATTAACTTCAATATCTTACTATTATACTAAAGAATGTGGTGGAAAGATAGAAGATGGAGATGTTGCTTGCCCAATGGCAAAGCCAAAAGATCTCTATATAATCACAACAGCTGCAAAAAGAGACACCCTCGATTGGGAACGCGAGGCCGCTTTCTTTTGTTTATCTACAAATAGAGAGGCTAGCATTTGCGGTGTTTTAGTTACAGTCGATTCTTGGAATAATATAGGAAAGTATGTAAAGGTAAAAGATGCTTTCTTTATATTTGATGAACAAAGAGTAATTGGGTCAGGCTCTTGGGTTAAATCGTTTCTTAAAATAACCAAGAGTAACAACTGGATAATACTTAGTGCTACACCAGGCGATACTTGGATGGATTATGTTCCAGCATTTATTGCTAACGGCTTCTATAAAAATCGTACTGAGTTTTTGAGAACACATGTGGTCTATAATAACTTTTCTAAATTTCCAAAGGTTGACCATTATGTGGAACGTCGAATACTGGAAGAACACAAACAAGCAATAACAGTAATGATGTCTTACGAAAAGAAGACTGTTGCTCATTATGAAAATATCATAGTAGGATATGATAAGGAAAAGTTTGATAAGGTATGGATAAAAAAATGGAATGTATTTGAAGATAAACCAATTAAACATATCGGACAGTATTGTTACTTAGCTCGAAAAGTAGTTAATTCTGATTCTGATAGATTGGTGAGGGTTAAAGATTTAACAATGATGCATCGAAGAGTAATTGTATTTTATAATTTCGATTATGAATTGTATGATCTTCGACTTTTGAATACTACATTTAATGTGGCTGAATATAATGGCCATAAACATGAAGCAATTCCAACAACTGAATCCTGGATATATTTAGTTCAATATACTTCTGGTTCAGAAGCAATAGAATGTATAACAGCTAATGTTATAATATTCTATTCTCCAAATTATTCATATCGAACAATGACACAAGCGGCAGGTCGTATTGATCGTTTAAATACACCATTTAGCGATCTATATTATTACACTCTTCGTACCACAGCTCCAATAGATATGGCAATTTTGAAAGCACTAGCAAATAAGAAAGACTTCAATGAATCAACTTTCAAATCATCATTTTAAGGAGATAGTAATGCCACAACATATTCTGCTTTTAATAAATAAAGAAACAGAAAAAATAATTTCGGCAACATTTGCATATACTCCGGCCGAAGTAACAATGATCACTAGAGAAAAAGAAGACAATAAGCATTATATAAAAACTTTCGAATGTGATTATGCTATGCGAAGAAATACAGTTACAATGTCTAATTTAAAACCAAAATACATACTTCTTCTAAAAGATTGGAGAGTAGTTAAGGAACACCCAACTAATTTTTCTTCTGCTACTTTTGCTTGTACTTTAGAAGAAGTTGCAGATATGTCGATAGAGTATAATTCTTCTGTTTATGGTATAACCACATTAGCATGTGACTATACTATGCGAGGCGAATAATCTTTATTAAACATACTGAATTTCTCTTGAAAGGAGAGATATGCGCACCGATGAACAGATAAGTAATTTAAGAAGAGCTTTCTATTTTGTATATGGTCCAATAGCATTTATTGCTAGTCGAGAACAAATAAATTTTTTGGCTGATAATCTGCAAAGAGACATTAATGCTAAAAAATATTATTGGATAATCAAAACAAAAACAGAAGATACTTTAGCTGTTGATTGGAGCATGATCGAAGAAGAAGGAACTAGACCTTATTGCTCAAATAAAAAACTTGAAGAAAGTTGTAAAAAACTTTTGGAAAAATATCCATTAATAATATGCATAGGCGTAAAGACCATTGACGATTCTGATGATCAACCGTTATGCGTTTATGCTCGGTAACTATATCGCGCAAATAACATATGGTATAATAGAAGAAGAGTGACTTAAAAACTCACTCTTTTCTTTTTAGGAGATTTCTATGCCTCTTGAAAGTGAATTTCAATCCAAAATAATTAAAGAAATAAAAAGACAATATCCTGGCGTTGTTGTTTTAAAAAATGATCCTAATTATTTGCTAGGTGTTCCTGACTGGTTATTTCTTTTTGAAAATAAATGGGCAATGCTCGAAACAAAGAGGTATAGTAATTCTGTTCACCAAAATAATCAAGATTATTATATCGAGTTATTTTCAAGAATGTCATTTGCCAGTTTTGTTAATCCTTCAAATAAGGAGCAGGTACTAGATGAACTTCAAATCACATTTCGACCTAATAGGCCAACACGCTTTCCTAGGCGCTAGTAAGTATCATTGGATTAATTATGATGAAGAAAAAGTTTGTGATTCATATCTAAAATTTTTAGCAACTCAAAAAGGAACACGACTGCACGAGTTTGCCTCTGAATGTATTTGTTTAGGAATAAAATTACCAAAAGGAAAAAAAGCTTTAAATAATTATGTTAATGATGCTATTGGTTTTAGAATGATAGCAGAACAACCATTATTTTATTCTGATAATTCTTTTGGAACGGCAGACTCTATTTCTTTTAGAGAAAATTTCTTAAGAATTCATGATTTAAAAACTGGAGTTTCTCCGACATCTATGCATCAACTTGAGGTTTATACTGCTTTATTTTGTTTAGAGTATAATTATAAACCTACAGAAATAGGAATTGAACTTAGGATTTATCAATTGGATGAAATTCTAGTTCATATTCCAGATCCAGAAGAAATTTTAAGAATTATGAATAAGATCATAGTGTTTGATAAAGCAATAGAAAAAATAAAATCGGAGGAATGACATGCCGTTCATTAAACATTCTGGTGTTAAACGTAAATCTGGTCGTTATCCTTGGGGTTCTGGGAAAGATCCTGAACAAAGATCTAAAAGTTTCTTAGGCACAGTTCGAGAAATGGAAGATAGAGGCGTAAGCGAAGTTGATATTGCAAAAGGACTTGGAATATCCGTTTCAAAGCTGAGGATAACAAAGTCAATTGAAAAAGATGCTCAGAGAAGTGCAGATGCTGCTGAAGCTCTTCGTCTTAAAAATAAAGGTTATTCAAATATTGCTATTGGTGAAAAAATGGGTAAAAATGAATCTTCAATTCGTGCCCTTCTAGACCCAGCAATAAAAGATCGCGCCAATGTTACAAGAGAAACCGCTAATGTTTTGAAAAAAGTTGTTGATGAAAAAAACTATATTGATGTTGGTGCTGGAATTGAAAGACACTTAGGTATTAGTAGAACAAAAATGGACACAGCTGTTGGCCTTCTTGAAGAAGAAGGTTATAAAGTTCATTATGTTACTGTTAGGCAATTAGGTACAGGTAAGAACACATCGATAAAAGTTTTAACAAAAGAGGACACTACTTATTCTGAAGTGTATAAAAATAAGGATAAGATCAAGATGCCAATTGATTATTACACTGAAGATGGTGGAAGAAATTGGGTTGGTTTATCTACAACTCCTAATAGCGTTAGTAGTAAAAGAATTAAAATCATGTATGCTGAAGATGGTGGAAGTTCAAAAGACGGTGTAATCGAACTTCGTAAAGGTGTGGATGATATTTCTTTAGGTAATTCCAAATATGCCCAAGTTCGTATTGGTGTAGATGGAACACATTACATGAAAGGTATGGCTGTTTATAGCAATAACATTCCTGATGGATATGATATGGTTTATAATACAAAAAAACCTTCAAGCACCGCTAAAGAAAAAGTATTTAAAGAAATGAAAGATGATCCTGTTACTCCTGATAATCCTTTTGGTTCAATAGTTAGACAAAGAAAATATTTAGATGCTAATGGTAAAGAACAATTATCAGCATTAAATATTGTCAATGAAGAAGGAGATTGGACTGATTGGTCTCGTAGTATATCTTCGCAAGTACTTTCAAAACAAAGGCCAGCATTAGTAAAAAAACAACTCGATTTGGCTTTAAATTTAAAAAAAGATGAGTTCGATGAATTGTCAACATTAACAAATCCTGCTGTAAAAACAAAACTATTGACAACTTTTGCTGATGAATGTGATTCGGCAGCTGTTCATTTAAAGGCAGCAGCATTACCAAGACAAGCAAATAATGTAATATTACCTTTTAATTCTGTAAAACCGAATGAAATTTATGCCCCTGGCTTTAAAAATGGCGAAGCAGTAGTTCTTATTCGTCACCCTCATGGTGGTATATTTGAAATTCCAGAATTAATCGTTAATAACAGAAATAAAGAAGCAGATTCAATTCTTCATAATGCTAAAGATGCAGTAGGAATACATTCAAGCGTTGCTAGTAAATTATCAGGTGCCGATTTTGATGGTGATACAGTTCTCGTTATACCTAATAATAGTGGTCATATAAGAACTGCCCCTTCTTTGAAAGCACTAAAAGATTTTGATTCAATCAGAGCATATCCTGGTTATGAAGGAATGCCCAAATTAACTGACAAAAGAAAACAGCGTTTAATGGGCGATGTATCTAATCTTATTACTGATATGACCATAAAAGGTGCTAATACTGATGAAATCGCAAGAGCAGTAAAGCATTCTATGGTGGTTATTGATGCGGAAAAACATAATCTAAATTACAAACAATCAGCAGTAGACAATAACATTGCCGAATTAAAGGCCAAGTATCAAGGTAGTTCAAGATCTGGAGCATCAACATTAATATCAAAAGCTAGTTCAGAAAAAGATGTTCCTTATCGAAAAGAACAAACTGGAATTGATCCTGCAACTGGAAAGAAAGTCTATAAGTATTTTACTGGAGAAAAAGTCGTAAATCAATATGGCGGTACTACAAAAGTAACGACAACAAGTTTAGATGAAGCGTTAAGATCTCCAGGAGAAACTTATGTAAAAGTAACTGCTAATAAACGTGGCGATACAAAAGAAACAGTCGTTAGGCGCATGACAAAATCTACTAAAATGGCAGAAACTGATGATGCTAGAACTTTATCTTCAGGAACTGTTGTTGAAGAAATTTATGCGTCATATGCTAATAATTTAAAGAATCTTGCTAATACTGCTAGAAAAGCTGTCGCATCTACAGGTCCAGTTGTATATTCGCCAAGTGCTAGAAAAGTATATTCCAAAGAAGTCGAGTCTTTATTAGCAAGTTTAAACATTGCAGTTAGGCATAAACCTTTGGAAAGGCAAGCTCAATTGCTAGCAAACAAAAACATTGAATTGAAAAAAGCATCTAATCCAGACTTAGATCCTGCTTCTCTTAAGAAATTAAAAGGGCAAGCCTTAGAAGAAGCAAGAAGAAGAATTGGTGCTACTCCAGATAATCCAAATGGTGGTAAAGTAAAGATTAAAATTTCAGATAAAGAATGGGAAGCTATACAGGCGGGGGCTATCTCAAATAATACCCTCCTGGAGATACTTTCTAATACTGATCTGAAGGTGGTACAACAAAAGGCATTACCAAGAACTGTTACTGGAATGCCATCTTCAAAGATAGCAAGAGCCCGCAGTATGTTATCTTCCGGCTATACACAAGCTGAAATAGCATCCGCCTTAGGCGTTTCTATAAATACTTTGTATGATAATTTAAATTAAGAAAGGATGTCAAATGGTAAATGTTATTGAACCCCCTAAAATGTTGAGTACTTTAGACAATCCTTTTAATCCTTTTACACAGTATGATGAATGGAACGCTTTTGATATGTCGATGGGCTACAATACAAATGCTTACTTAGCAAGAATAGCAATGTCTTCTGATGAATTAAGTGAAGAAGATGAATCATTAGCTATTGATCAAGCAATGAATGAGATAGTAGAACTTAATCTTACAGGTAACTACATTATAGTTACTAAAGAAACTTTTAAAGTAAGAACC